GAAGGGTTCATGTTCATCCCTGTCGAGCGACAACTCCAGCACCTCGACGGCTGGCTCTGGGAAGTCCAAGACTGGATCGGCAGGATTGAACACGATAAGCTTGAAGCTCAAAGGGCGAAGGCGTCGGACCCTTACCTCAGAGCGTTCCCTAAGAATACCAACAGCTGCTGGGATTTCAACAGTGCTTGTGCGTATCTCGGTCTCTGTAAGGCGTGGCCCAACCCTATCGATCGTCCAATCCCAGCTGGCTTTACAGCTAAGCGATGGGACCCTCTGGAGCATATCGGACCCATTGAAGGAGTGACCGACGATTGATCTATACAAGAAAACGAGAGCGGGCCTGTTCTGACTGCTGGACTATAGACGGGCAGGCTTGGTGCACTATGAACTGTGGTCCAGCTATTAAGGAGAAGAAGTATGCCAAACGCCAAAGACGCCGGACTGTCTACCGTAGAACGCATCCTCGTAGCCGGTAAGACCGGAACTGGGAAGACTATGCAGATATGGACCCTACCCGGTCGGAAGTTTGCCTACATCTTCGATCCCAATTCTATGTCCACTCTCAGGGGATGTGATATCGACTACGAGGAGTTCTATCCCGACTTCCTCCAGATGGATGCCACCCTGAAAGGCTTCAACAAGGGTTCCAAGTCCGACATACTACCTGCCGGCAAAAACAAGCGGGAGCCGGCCATCTATATGAAGTGGGTAGAAGATATCAATAGCAAGGTAGAGAAGGGCTTCTTCAAAGACTACGACTGGCTGATCTTGGACAGCCTGACCTTCCTATCCAAAGCGGTTATGGACCGCCAGCTGTTCATCAACAATAGGTATGGCGACATCGAGGAACTGGGCGACTACCGTGTGGTCGGTAGCAAGATGGCAGACGTCTTTGGTAGCATATCATCCCTACCAATCAGCCTCTACTGTACCAGCCACTTCACGACCTTCCAGGACGAGAAGACTAAGAAGATCGAAACTCAACTAATGCTGCCAGGCAAGGCAAGGAATATCCTTCCATTGATGTTCACCAATGTCTGGCTAGCACAAACCAGTGAAGGAGAGAAGGGAGGTGTTAGGTATGAAGTAAGAACCCGACCAGACCCTCGAGGTCTGCAGGACGTCCGCAGTAGTATTCCCGGATTACAGACTATTGAGGACGTTACTATCAAAGGCTTTGGAGATCAGATGGAAGGTGGCATTGGAGGACTGCTCCGTCGTTCCAAGCAAAAGCCTCCTATACAGCCGGTCTCCAAGGTCGCTAGCCTAAGAACATAAGGAACACAAGATGCCTTTCATCCAAGTAGCTCTGGACGATGCGAAAGAGGCTGAAGCAGTGCCGGAGGGTGAGTACGATCTTCGGATCGTCAAATCGGAAGATGGCGAGTCCAAGAAGGGCAACGCCATGACTACTGTCTACATCAAGATCGAGGACGGTAACTATCCCAACGCGGCTCTTCTCCGCCACTGGATCACCTATCCCGATCGAGATACACCAGCCGACCAGCGACAAATGAGGCTGCTGGACATCAAGCGCTTCCTGACCTGCTTCAGCGTGGCTATGGAAGGAACTGGCTTCAACTCGGACGATCTGATTGGAGCCACCGGCCGATCCTTCCTATATCAGGAAGAGGGAGACGACGGCAACATCTACAATCGCCTGAGGCTGCCACGTCTAAAGGTCTAACAACCGTGTCGCAGAGGATCGATAATCAATTGTTATCGGTTCTCTGCCATCCGGGGGAAACCGTATGTCTCATCTAGATAAGCTTCGCAAGAGTATCGAGCACATGAGCCTAGATGAGCTCCGTGAGCACGTCCGAACTATGAGAGGAGATCGTCGTGTAAGCAAGGAGAGACGTGGAGAGAAGAAGGTCAAGGCCCGCCGCAGCAGCGGTGCTAAGGATAAAACCAGCAAGGCGTTGGACAAGATGACGCCGGAGCAGATGGCCGCTCTGTTGGCCGAGCTAGAAGGGGATGGGGATGCAAATTCAGGAGATACCACTCGCTAATATCAAGGTCAAGGACCGAGTTCGAGAAGATAAAGGAGACATCGAAGAGCTGGCTGCTCTAATTAAGGAGCATGGCCTAATCCAGCCCGTTACTGTAACTACCGATTTCCAGTTGGTAGCTGGAGAGCGTCGGTATCTAGCCCATCGACTGCTAGGGGCAGATACTATTAAGGCTATAGTTCGTAATGATATAAAGGGTGATACTACCATCCTTGAAATTGAGCTTGTCGAGAACCTAGGCCGTAAGGACTTAGTCTGGCATGAGCGGGCTAAGGCCGAGCTGAAGCTATACAATATCAAGGTAGCTGAATTTGGAGAGTACAATTCGACAACTAAGAAGGGCTGGACTCAGGAGCAGCAAGCGACCCTGGTTGGAAGAACTCCTATAGCAGTATCTCACAGTCTACATCTGGCCCGTATTATGGAAGAGTCGCCTGAGCTAGAGCTAGATAAGTTTGATGCGGAAGATCAAGCCATTAAAGATATAAAGCGCCTTGAGGAGGAGGTAGTCATCAAGGCAGCTCGAACCAAAGTGCCTGACCATATCAAGGTAGCTATCAATAGGGCTGAGGAGCACTATCTGATAGGCGATGCTCTGAAGGAGATGGCCCAGCTAGACAAGGGTATCTTTGACTTTGCTGAGGTCGATCCGCCCTATGGTGTCGATCTGGACAAGCGCAAGAGCAGGAACTCTGATACCAGACCTATGAAGCAATATCAGGAATGGGACGAGAACACTTATCCTACCCTGTTCCAACAGACTGCTCAGCTGGTCTACGATCGCCTAAAGGATAACAAGTTTGCCATCTTCTGGTATGGCATGAGCTGGCATTGCGAAGTACTGTCGAGCCTGAGGAAGGTCGGCTTTGGCATCCCTGATATTCCAGCAGTCTGGACGAAGGGGGAGAGCGGGCAGACGGCCTCTCCCTATACCACATTGGGTTCATGTTACGAACCGTTCTTCCTCGCTCGAAAGGGCAAGCCGAAGCTGCCTCGACGGGGCAGGGGTAACGTCTTCGACTTTCCGCCGCTGGGCAAGAAGGATCATCCTACGGAGAAGCCTCTCGCCCTGATGGAGGAGATACTGGACCTGTGCCTTGATCCGGGGAGTCACATTCTGATCCCTTTCCTTGGCTCCGGGGTCACCTTGCGGGCTGCCTATCGGCAGAAGCACACCGGAATAGGTTGGGACCTCTCCCAGCAGCACAAGGACAGCTTCCTGCGAAGAATACAGGAGGACATTGAACATGACAAAGCCTAGATGCAATGACTGCGGGGTAGGTGAAGGTGAACTCCATAGGGCAGGCTGCATTAGTCGCGTTGATGAAGGGATAACAGAGCCTGACTTTGAGGCCCTCCGGGCTGCTCGTAATAAGGCAGTGCAGGATCAACTGGAAGAGGTTGCTGTTCGACAGGGATGGGACGTGGCACATATTCACCACAGTTTTGACTTCGGTGCCTGCTACTGTGCCTGTCCCAAGGGCCCCTGCGAGCACGACTTTCAAGGCTGGCGGGCCTTCATCAACGGCGGCGGAGGCGAGACTGTATGTAAGCGCTGCGGCATGGGGGCTATGTCCCATAGCTTAAGGACATCTGACTGATGGACCTTGTAACCCTCTATATAGTCGTCAAGTTCGGAGTCCCAGTGATGATCTGGCAGAAGAGTCTCCAGATACAGTTTCGGGATATGCGAACCTGCCAGGAGACGGCTCAGCAGCTAAAGAGGCTGGCCTCTACAGCCCAGAACGAGCTGTATATCGAGCTTATGAGCTGCGTCAGGCAGAAAGGAAAGAAGTGACTAAGCCCTACGAAGAAGGCGATCCCCAGAGCAAGCTTCTGGTCCTGGCCGAAGCGCCAGCCCGCGTTGAAATGCGTCTAGGTCGGCCACTTGTCGGTCCTTCCGGCGACGTGTTCAATGACTGCTTGCACGCAGCTGGATTGGTCCGAAGGCAATGCTATATCCTCAATGTCTGGCAGGAGTCCGTCGATAAGGACAAGGTTGGCAACTGCTATCTACATGGAGAATGTCTATGGAGCACAAAGACCGGGTTTACTGCAGCTGGCCTCGATGCAGCTGCCCCTACATTGGATCGCATAAGGCGATCTGGTGCCTTGGCGTGCCTGTCTCTGGGTCAGCAGGCTATGGGTCTCCTAATACAAGACAAGCGCCCCATAATGAAGTGGCGCGGCAGCCCGCTGTGGTCCGACACTATCGACCGGAAGTTCATTCCAACTATCCACCCAGCGGCTACTCTCCACGGAACTTACCTGTGGCGCTACCTTATCATAAGCGATATGATAAAGATACAGGGGGAGCTGGAGAGCCGAGAGCTAGTACTCCCTCAACGAAATCTTATCATCCGTCCGACCTACGCAGACTTCTACCACTACATACAGAAGTGCCGGGAGGCCAAGAGGGTCTGCACGGATATAGAGGTGATGAACCATCAGGTCAGTTGCTTCAGCCTGAGTTGCGATCCAAGCGAAGCCATGACCGTGCCATTCTTATCGCCTTCTGGAGGAGACTACTGGACCGAAGAGGATGAAGTCCTCGTCTGGAAGGGATACGCCTCCCTGATGTCCGATCCAGACATAATGAAGATCAATCAGAATATAGTAGGCTTCGACGCTCCCTTTCTGTTCATGCAGTGCAATATCCACACCAAGGGTAAGCTGGGCGATCCTATGATTGCCCAGCACATCATGTATCCTGACTTCAACAAGGGTCTGGACTTCATAGCCAGCATGCACACAAGGGAACCATACTGGAAGGATGATGGCAAGATATGGAAAAACCCAAACATAGACTGGGAGACCTTCCAACGCTACTGCGGCCGCGACGCCTGTGTGGCATTAGAAGCGTGGGACGTACTTTCCACGGAGATGACAGCTGGCGGCTACTGGCCAACATACAACTTGACAGAAAGGCTGGCAGGCCCTCTTACATATATGACGGCTCATGGTCTCGCAGTGGACAGGGAAGGCCTAGCGGCTACCAAATCCCGCCTAGAAGCATCAATAGCAACGAAGGAAGCGGAGCTGTTGGCTGCGGCCCAATGGGACTTCAATCCGACCAGTCCCAAGCAGTGCCAGGAGTACTTCTACGAGACCCTGGGCCTTCCTCCATACAAGAACCCGATGGGAGGAATAACAACAGATGACAAGGCTATGTCTAGGATCGTACGCAAAGCGGGGGTTGGTGCGAAAGAGGCCAAGCTCGTACAGGAGATTAGAGCCCTTAAGAAGCTTAAAGGTACTTACATTGACGTTGAGCTCGATAAGGACGACCGTCTACGATGCAGCTGGAACCCGCGTGGCACCTGGACGGGTAGGCTTTCGTCCTCGCAGACCCTCATGGGAACAGGAATGAACTTACAGAACCTTCACCCTGAATTCAAGGGGTTCATCGTTGCCGGCTAGGATCAGGACCCAACGCGATAAGGAGAGAGCCAAGCTGCGGATGCGGGAATATAGAAGGACCGCATACGGGAAGACTTGGGCGAAGGAGTACTATAATAGACCAGAAGTTAAGTATAAGCGAAAGTTAGCTAGAATGAAGTACCAGGCCTCCCTCAGGGGCAGGCTACAACGAAGCAAGGCAACAAGAGCAAGAGAGAAACGATATGGACAATCTGATCGTCAGAGACGCCGCAGAAAAGATAGTGCAGGAGCTGATCAGAGCACGGGAGAAGTTCTCCCCTATGAGAGGCCCTCATGAAGGATATGCCGTCATTCTCGAGGAGCTAGACGAATTGTGGGATGCCGTCAAGTCTAATAACATAGCTCATGCAAAGAAGGAAGCCCTGCAGGTAGCTGCAATGGCCCTGGCCTTCATGATAGAGGTGTAACATGGCAACCCCCATCTACGTCGTCGACCTAAGTCACTACCAGAGCCCAACTGACTTCAAGGCTGCCTATGACTTCGGCGTCCGAGGGATCATCCACAAGGTCACTGAGGGGACCTCCTATGTGGACCCCAACTATGCTCCGATGCGTCAGAAGTGTGAAGGCTCTGGTATCTTCTGGGGCGCCTATCACTATTTTAGACCGGGCAACATCGAGGCCCAGGTCAACCGCTTTGTCGATGCGGCACTGCCATCTGCGGGAACCTTGATGGCCCTGGATCATGAAGAGATCGGCTGTAGCGCCCACGATGCAGAGGTCTTTCTACGATCACTTGAGGCCAAGATAGGCCGAAAGGGCGTCCTATATAGCGGCCACCTCATCAAGCAGCAGCTGGGCCATCAGGTCAATGAGTACCTGGGAAGCTGTCGCCTGTGGGTCGCTGAGTGGGATAGCAGCCCAACGCATCAGGCCAGCTGGAAGGACCTCTGGCTTCACCAGTTCACTGGCGACGGCAAGGGACCTTCTCCCCACAGTGTTCCTGGCCTGGGAACCAACATTGACATAAACCGCTTCTATGGCACCATAGAGGAGCTGACAGAGACCTGGAGCGGCGGCGATCCTATCTCAGGCGAGCCAGTGCAAACTGGCCCATACGTCCCAACTAAGGGCAACATCACTGCCTGGGGTCAGGCCACCTTGAACATGCTAGGAGCTAACCCCCCTCTCGGCCTAAAGGTCGATGGCTCCCACGGCAGCAGGACAATGGCCGCTCTGAAGGATTGGCAGAAGCGGCATGAGGTCATGGAGACAGGCCTCTTCGACCAGGAGACTTGCCAGCAGCTGATGATGGCCCTGGAAGATTGGAACTCTAGCAGATGATCGACAAATCGAGTGGAATGACAGAAGCAAATGTGACCATCGAGGGAACAGTGCTGACCTTTGCTCAGTCGATGGCACTGCGAGTGGCGCTGTCGGACTTTCTGATGCAGCTGGACGATGGAGAGTTTACCAACGGACTTGGACCTGAACTGGCGCAGAACTACCGCGACCGCTGTAGCGAGGTCCTAAAACTGATGCTAGGAAATCGACGAAAATGATCTTTATCGAGTTCGATCTTGCCGGTGCCGAGTGGGTTGTTGTTGCCTATCTATCAGGCGACCGGAACATGATAGACGTGGTGGAGTCTGGCAAGTCTCCCCACGTCGCCACTGCGGCCCTTATTAGTAGTGCTCCGGAGGAGCTGATCCTGGCTGAGCACAAGATTGTAGGCAGCATAACTAGTCCTACAGAGATAGCCGCCCTGCGGATCGAGCATGTACCTGAGCTCCTTGATCTCCAAGAAAAGGATGCTATCTTCCTTCCTCGCTCCATGTCTCTGCGCCAGATGGGCAAGAAGTCCAACCATGGCCTCAACTATGGCATGAAGTATCGCCGAGCCGCGTTGGAGTGGGAAATCCTAGAAGCTGAGGCCATGCCTATAGTTGAGTACTACAGCACAGTGGCCTATCCCGGTATTCCAGAGTGGTGGAAGGCTACTAGGACCCAGATGGGGAAGGATCGAACCCTAACCAACTGCTTTGGTCGCAAGGTTCGGCTGCTGGGTGAGAAGGGGAGTGATCTATACGATCAGGCCTATTCCTTCGTGCCCCAATCAACAGTGGTTGATATCTGTCTGCAGGCCATGTGCCAGGCCTTTGAGGACAGGAGCATCGAGTTTGTGCCGTGGCATCTGGGCGCTCAGGTACATGACTCGCTAATGATCCAAGTTCCAACCCACGATTGGCTTGTGGTAGAGGCCATCTGCGCTAAGGTAATCAAGTATATGAGCCCCGAACTGGAATACAACGGTCATAAGTTCACCCTTGGAGTAGACATCAAAGTCGGCCTCAACTGGGGCGATATGCGATCTGTTAAGAAGGCTGAGGATATCCGGGGGGTCTACGAGGCACTGGTAGCTGGGGCTGCCCTGCAGCTATTGCCGGAGGTCTCCTCTGCTGAGCCGGAAGCAGAGCAAACGCTCGATCGTCCTGCTCCGGCAGCCCTTCAAATCCGGTCATCTTGAAGGGGGCTGACTGAAGGTCTGCCAGCTGATTGCCTCCCCCTCCGGGGAGCTTCTTCCCACCTGGAACCCCGAACATATCAGCCAGCTTCGGAAGCTCGGGCGTAGGCTCTCCCGTTGTCGGTGCATAGGAAGGCTCCGGAAATGGCTTAAGTGCCGAAGGGGAGCCTGCCAACTCGGCCCCTGGTCCCCAGTTAGAGGTATCGGCCATTCCTCCAGCACTGTGTTTGCCCTCTGGGGCCAGAAACACATGACTATTGTCAGCCATAACTTCATTCTTGTAAGTCCCCGTAGCGTCATCATAGCCGGTCCACTTCCTCCAACTCTTGTACTTCTCCGGATTGTCTGCTTCTAGCTTGAGCATAACAGAGGGCTTGGCTAGGAAGTGGGTAGCTCCGTCTACCCAATCCCCCACCTTACCAGTTGCCCGCTGCTCTGCCAGCTCAGTCAGGGCCTGAAACTGAGGCATCTGGACGATGGCTGCCAGGCGGCTGTACTGCTGAGGCTCAATAGTCGGCTGATATATCTTCCTGCTGACATGATCTCCCAGATCCTCTCCCTCCTTGTCAGCCCTGTTAATCATAGCGCCCATAGCGTTGCGGGCGTCCATAAAGTTGATGCGGCCCTGCTTGCTATCAGCCTCCAACAAGGCCATAGCAGCGGCCTTCTGATATGGAGAGAGCTCCTTCCAGGAAGAGTCCCTACCCCAATAGCCATCAGGGCGGGGGCCTGTAAAGTCGGGCATCTGGGTGCCGGGGTCTGTAGAGATATTCTCCTGAATGCGGCGCTTATCGCTCCTGTTTATGTTCTCTGACTCTTCTGGCTTTATACCCAGCATCTCTCCCATCTTGGGCTGAGCGAACTTTCCAGCGTCCTCTGGCAAAGGCGATTTATACTCAGGATTTTGTTTAAGTTTCTCATGCTCCCTTCGCAACTGTTGATTGCGATAGAAGTCGCTGAGGCCACTATGGGGGTCAAACTTAGGCAAGGTTCCCGGAGGGACACGCTTCATCGGCATCTGATCACTCGTTGAATAGGCTAGGATAGTGACGGGTCATCTCGACTATCGCCGCAGCTGCTGCATCCGGTCGCGAGGCTGGGTCCATGGCGGTTGTCATCATCTTGAGAAGGCCGGGCTTCATCATGTGGCCTAGGCCCCACCTTGTCATGGCAACGCCCGCAATGGCAGCCGGGAGGCCGACCTGGCTCGCCGCCTTCCCCGTGGACCCGAGGGTCATGGTGGATCGAATGGCCTCGGCCACGCCCTCTCCTCCTCGGAGAACAGCAGACCTGGCCATAAAGGTAGAGGCATCTGCAATAGGGGCGTTGGTCACCAGCTGAGCCACCTCAGCCAGCTTCTTGACGTCGGACATAGCTATCTCAGTTCCCCGGAGCATCTCTTCTATCGCCTTGTATTGGGGAGAGCCAGGCTTATCCAGTCCCAGAGCCTTGTTGAACCGATCAGCATCAAATTGAAATTTCTCTCCCACAAAGAAGGTTCCAGGCTCCTTAGTAGTCGCCTTGACCCAGGCGTCGTCCATCTTGGATCGGGCAACATGCCTGACGGTATCGTCTCCAGCGGCTGCCCTTAACTCAGAAACAGCCTTGACCGAGTTGGTCTTGGAGGCGACGTCCATCAGTTCGTCGGCAGTCATAGTGCCGCCCTTGACTCTGCCGATGGCGAAGATATTCCTATCAACAGTACCGACCATCTTCTTGTATATAGAGGTCTCAAATTCCTTGATACCGTCCTGGAAGTTGGACCTGGCTCCCAACAGCAGTCGGGCAGCGGGATGGTCTACTCCCTCCAACGACTTGACAACGGCAGTCTGCAGTTCTTCCAATTTCTGGTAGTGCACTCCATGAGAGCCCTGGCTCTTGCGAAGGAGGTTCTCGAGGCCAATCAGGATGTTATTGGCGTCTACTGTCGAAATAGGACCGTCGACGTTCTTCTGCAGCCCATTGAGCCATGTCCTCATTTCAGGAGGAACCTGGCCCTGCATCTTGCCTACCTTGCCACTCAGATCAGCCATGACGTTGCCGGTGGCCCTTAGTATACCCTCAGACGGAACAATAGCCCCGGCTTCCTCTCCAACGCGGAGAGCATGCTCATAGCGGCCCTGCGCCTTCACAGCGAAGTCGCCAAATCTCTGCCTGGCCGTCTGCAGTGCCATCTCTCCTATCTCTGCAGTAGAGCTGGGATTAGCCAGGGGCTCAAACATATCATCGTAGGCTTTAACTATCGCCTTGCCCTGCTGTTCTGAGGCCTTTCTAGCTGAGGTTCCAAGGAGAGGCATCCGTCCGAAGACGTTGACAGCACCCTTACCAACGCCGCCATTGGCTACGTTGGCCACGCCTATATCGACGCCAAGATCCTTGGATATGCTTAGCATATGAGCACTGTCGGGGGGCAGCTTGAATACGCGGCTGGCTATTGCCTGCCTAGCCCATCTTGATGCACCGGGCAGACTGACGACAGCTCCTGACACTAGAGCATCCTGTGATCCATCAATAGCGGGCCGCATAAAGTGTTCGACAGCCCCCTTCTTATCTCGCACTCCCGGAGTACCATCAATAAAGCTCTTAGCGTCCTCATACATATTGGCTAGCCAGCCGCCTGCTGTGGCTCCAACAGCAGTACCAATAACAATGCCGGGAACACCTGCAGGAGCACCCATCATAGCGCCAGCGGCTCCGCCCGATCCTCTCAAGACGCCTCGGGCATTCTCCGGTTGGGACAGTCGATCCATAAACTCGGGAAACGTCTTAGGAAGGTCTTCAACAGTCTGCTGAATTGCCTGTCCCGCCTTGCCTATAGTCGCTGATCCAGACTCGCCCATCCTGAGCACAGAACGGGCCAACGCCAACCTGCCAGGAGACATCTGCTCAACTGGCATGTTAACGCCCATTCCCTTGATACCAAGGGGGTCTGGCTGTTCGGCAGGGGTAGCCGGCTCGCCTGACATGGGAAGGGTCGGGGGCTGCGTTGGACCGGCTGGAGCAGTCGCCGACTGTGGCGGCGCAGCCGGGGTGCCAGCGGGCGCCTTGAGACGCTCCAGCATCTTCTGCAGCCGGGCAGCCTCGTCAGGATTGGGACCGCCTGCTGGCTCTACAAGATTAGTGTCATCAGTCGGGATGCCGCCCATCTTCATTCTCCGCATATCTGTCTTTGGGCAAAGGCCCAGGTCCGCCAGCGTATAGTATATGATCTGGGTTGGTAGCGGATTTGACCTTACCCTTCTGCCATACTATATAAGACCATCCTTCGCCTTCAACCGTATTCTGATATCGTATAGAGTCGTAGCCCTGCTTGTTAAGTGTATTCCTTAGAGACTCATAGGCCTTCTGTATCCCTTTATCGGAATAGTCCTTGATAAGCATATGTTCTATACGTGCACTTAACCCCTTAATATCTGTGACATTTTCTATGGCTTCGGCTATCTTAGCAGGATACCATCCTCCAAGGTCAGGAAGCTCTAGAGGGTTCTTGACGTCTATATGAGCAGGTATGATGCGAGAGGTTGTAGCGTCTGGACCTGAATAAGTTCTCTTTCCTGCCTGCTCCTTTGTGCCGAAGTGTATTCCTATATCCTTAGATTTAGACAAGTCAAAGTTTATAAAGTGGTCGGCCCTAGTTCCATGATAGGCTATGATAGGTCCAGGGTGAGCCTCATCTATAGTTATCTTGTCGATAACCTTGGCATCGGGCCACCTGGACATCTCCATCTCAGTTGGAAGATGTTCTGCCTTTATTCTCTTTCCAACTGCTCCAGCTGGAGGCTTTCCTAATAAAGGAACCTTGATAGTTATCTCTGGAATGGCTCCTCCTCCCCACATGATATGGCCGACTCCGCCAGCGTGGGCTGTCTTTACTAGATCGACAATCTCTGGACTGTCCTTATTAAAGCTAATAAAATCATGCCAAGTCATAAGTTGATCATTTACCTTAATTGACGCATAGCTTTTGATATCGCCGTAGTCATGAGTACTGCTCTTTGGAAACTTTGAAAGTGGCTGAGCCTTCTCAAATATATTAAAGTCATATATATGAAAGGCAGCCCACTTGCCAGTTATTTTATCTTGGGAGTCTGTTAGCTGGAAGACTTCTTTCTCTATAAACTTATTGTAAGCTTCAGGAGTTCCAAAATTCTTATCAATACCCTTAGCCTTAGCCATTGTATTATAGGCAGCTAAGGCTTCTTCCTTGGTATCAAACTGTGCAAGAATAGTGCTATCTTTAGATGTAAATCCCTTCATATGCTGGCCACCGATAGGTTCCTTAAAGCTCTTACTAGGTGTTCCTGGAGCCCCCTGTGAGCCAACGGTCTTAGCTGGATTTTCAGCGTTGACAACCTTTCCACCCATCTCCAGCTTTACCAGATGATCTTCCAACGCGGCAGTGTCCTTGCCGAAGTACTTTGTCGCAGGCATGTCACCGCCTGATAGAGCTATGCTTTGCAATTTAGTATCATAATCAACAAAGAGTCCCATATTAGAGACGGCCTCCTGAAAATCCTTATCAATTCCAAGGCTCTCCAGGGTCTCCTTAGACTTCTTCCCGAACAGTTTGCTAACGATCTTCCCTCCCAGGCCTGACCCCACAGAGACAGCCTCTCCTCCACCTCCCCCAACTCCAACCAGGGCACCAGCCACCTCTGTAGAACGCTTCACAACCTCTGGATCGCTTGGACTGGCGCCTCCAGCAAGCAACGCATACATCTCACTAAAATTTCTATATGCGTCTTGCAGAATTCCCGGCACATATGACTGAGGCTCATGAAAACCCTTCTCAACATGCGGAGCTATAAATCCATGTACCTGTGGAGTTGGTTCAGCCCAGATCTTAGGATCACCCTTCTGTATCATCGACATAGCTGCATCTATAGCGTGCTGGGCTACACGCTCCTGCTCCATCTCAGCCTGGGACTTATCGTAGGTATAGTCGACTTCATCTGTTAAAGTCGGCTTTGGAATATCCCACCAGGGTCTGCCATCTGGGTTAGCCACTACTTCTTCCTCTGATACTTAGCAGCATCAACCGGATCGGGGGCCTTTCTTCTCTGAGCAGGAGTTATCCTGAATGCTCCGGCATCCTGGTCGCCCCCTTGGGAGATAGCTGGAAGATGCAGCTGGGCGCTGCTATGTCCGATCATCTGACCCAACTTGACGAAGGCCTCTCCGATCTTGTCCTTCTTCTGCTGAGCCTCCAGTCTGGCCTCCCGACGAAGGGCCATGTTCTCCTGGAACCGGGTATGGGCTGTCTGCTCCGCAGCACGGGCCTCAGCTCTGGTCTCGCCGCGAGCAGCCCTCTGATCACGCTCCTTCTCCATCGCAAGGCGATCTTTCTCGCGACCTTCAGCGAAGTCCGTTCTCCGCTCTCTGGTGGCTTCCTGCTTAGCTTCGTAGGCCTGTTCCTCTTCCAGAGTTGGGCTTGACCGCTCGATTGATCTTCCAAAATTCTTAGGAGTCTTACCAGATGCTATGTCTATGCGTTTCTGTATCTCGTCTGCAAGGACCTTCTTAAGGCTATCAGGTACCATCTTTGGTGACGCTGTCATTGTTTCCAGTGTATCATTTGATGTAGCAGCTAGGTTAGGAGTCCATGTTGCAGGGCCACCAACTTCTTGAGCTATCCGATCTGCAGATCGTTTAGTAGCACGATCTACAGCATCTCCTAATGTTGCTTCGAACTGAGCTACCGATTGACTATGCCCCAGAGTATTGAGATGCTGAGCGATAATAGCGTTGGTTAGCCTGTTGCCGGGAATACCCCTGGCAACTGCCATGCTGTATGCCATATCTAGAATAGCCCCCTGCAGACGGGCACTCTCAGTAGCCGTCTGCTCGATACCAGAAGTCTTATACATGGCCTGTATCTTCCTCACGACCCCTTCGGTCATGATCTTAAGACCGTCATCACCTACTTGTCGCTGTCTCTCCTTTGTGTCCAGGCCAGCCAGCTGTGCAGCACCCTTGATCTGATCTATAGCCTGGTCGATTGTTCTAGCAGTTGTACCGACGACGCCCAGAGTCTCCGGCTTTCCAGCAAACAACTGATGCACCTTGGAGGCATTAGATATGACGTCGGTTATACCTGCTGTTATATCATGTATCTCCTTTGCCTTATCCTGCTGTTCTTTGTGGGTGAATGGGACTTTGTAGCCCTCCTTGGTAAGATCCTGTACTCGGAGGGGTTTAGTATAGTCGACACCAAGAGCCGCAGCGAAAGATGGTTCAACTACTGTATAGGGGGCTGGTGTCTCTCCCTGATGCGGTATACGTCTACGTTTCACATCAGAGTCGATACTAGAAGGAACACTGGGCGGTAGCAGTGACAACTTCGCAAGGTCTGGCTGGGCAGCAGCAGGCGGTGCGGCAGCCCCACCGGGAGGGGCAGGAGCCGCCGCACCTGGAGACGCAGCCGGGGGTGCAGCAGGCGCCGGCTGGGCCACCTTCAGGAGTTCCATCCCGGACATCTGTCCGGTTAGAACTGACTGGACTAGTTGCTTGATCTCTCCAGGCTTGGCGTCTTTGAGCTTGGCAGCGAAGTTTCTGTTGAGACCTTCCAGAGCCTCCGGATCGAGGGCAAGGAGCATCGTTCCGACGCTTTTGGAAGTCTCCCCCTTAGGATCGACACCTGAGGCTCTGGACATTTCATCATATAGGAACTTGCGGGCCGGCTTAGGCACGTTGGGGTCCATAAGCTTGGCCATCCGCTCAGCCAAGACCAAGTCCTGTTTCCTGCTGTCAGCCTCTGCCTGCTGCCTCTTTAGTTCCGCCTGGTTTTGCTTCCATATCTGAGCGACCTCAGCCACTTGTGGCGACTGCGGAACCTGCTCTGGAGGCTGCGGCAGGCGGGCCTGCGGCTCCTGTTGAGAAGCGTAGCCCTCTGGATCAAACTGAAAGCCGCCCATTAGACCCTCTCATAGTCCACAACGTCATATCCACCACGAGTCAGGACTGCCCATGGCATCTTTGCCTCGACATCACTTGACAGGACGCCTAGCATACGCTCGCCAGTGTCCTTTCGGGTGTATTCGTAGATAGGGATACCATCCAAGGTATCACTGATGTGTATTAGATCGGTCTTCAGTTCGGGGTCAGAGAAGTAGGAAGCGCCTATCTGCCCTCCCGCCCCGATGCCAGCTCCCAACAGCCTATAAAGACGATCCGAGTTGGACGAGGATGCCTGAGCCTGCATCTGCCTCTGCTGCAGGAACGGAACCTGAGCCTGACCATAGCCCCTGGCAGTCTGCCCAAAGGCGCCTGCAAAGGTCATTGGGTCTCCGATGGCAGTATTCCGCAAGGCGTCCGTCGCTGATCCTCGGGTAAACTGCTCCTGCTGCTCCCTGGTCAGACCAAGCTGCTCCGAAAGGGTCAGCTGTCCTGTCCTAGCACCCTCTCGCAAAATCTCAGAGGATCGCATAAACTGTCCCAGCGTCTCAATAGCTGGTGATGACGTTTCGTAGCCGGGGCCGAACTGGCTCTGAAGCTTCTCCCTCATCTGCTGTTCACTGGACTTAAGGCTCTCCTCTAGGGCCGGGTCCAGAGGCAGCTCACCCTTCATCGCCTTGAGGCTGCGATCCAGATACATGCCTTCAAGCTCTTTACGCTTGGCATCATCTGGATTGTCTTTCTTCTTGATGCTCTTGATATTGCCCCTGTCGTCCATCTCGACGTCGAAGCCCTCCTGCTCTGCCAAGAAGGGCAAGAGGATCTTCTGTTGAGCTCTTTGTTCTTCAATGATCTGTCTCTGTTGATTAAGAAGATCAGCTTGGCTCTGTTGCAGCGCTGTCTCAGCTGCGGTTGGCTGGGGAACTTCTGTCTTGCCGCCCATTAGTTGAGCCTCCTTATAAAGAACTTCTTCGTTCCCTCAGTGGCATACGGCTGATACTCGCTGTAGCGAGAGATCATCTTGTCAAGGAAGCTCCCCTCCTCGACGTGGAAGATAAAGGTCTTAATGCCCATACTCCGAAGAGCCATCTCATACATCTCGACCATAGTTATAGCTGTCTGAATGCGCCTTCTATCGGACTTCACCACTAGGGGGCCAGCTATAATCATACCATTCTGTATATCGGTACTAATCAGGCCAACAGGATCATTGTCTTCGACGACCAGCAAGGTAGGAAAGCCAAGCTTCTGCTTTGGCACTCCCTCCGCTCTCATCAGAGCATGGGCCTTATGGAAGTCCTTTGGGCTCTTAGCCAGTCTAAAGCCGACGCTCATTTTCGCTTCGCCCTGCCTTTACAGATAGGATCCTGCCAACCCAAGCACTGGCACATATAGTCCACTTCATTGCCTTGAATGCGACGAGCCAGTGCTGGGGGAAGTCCCTTGATCGCATTGATGTCTGCATTGCTCAGAACCTGTCTGTCGTAGCGCTGACAGAAGCTATCGACGACTATGGATGGCGGAGGAGGCGCACTTGCACCAAAGCAGATGATAAAGCAGACAATGCCACCTTCTCCACTCATACCTTAGACATCCTCTCCCAGAGATTTGCTGCTTCCTGGTCAGAAAGGCCTTTGACCCTCTCTCTTAGTTCCTTACCTTGCTGTGTCTTCTCCAACAGCTCGAGGGCTGCTCTAGCCACTGCCCGATCCTCTCCAGCCTGTATCAGCCGCTTGTCATTCAAGTAGGCCATGATAGATGTTAGCAGCTTGAGGCCGGTGACTATAATAGAGACCCAGCTCATCTTAGAGGAGGCTTTGGCATGGTGGCTACCCGGTCCTGCTCCCTCACGATGCCCTCAGGAGGAGCAGGACCGCCGACCATGCCCATCTGAGGTAGCACCTTCGGCGGCTCTGGCTGCTTTAGGATATCAGCCACAGCGGCGGCCTTGGCTGGCTCTAAGGTCGCAATAATCTTCTCTGGCGTCATGACCTTCTCTGGGGCAAGCATAGAGAATAGGAAGCCTGCTACAGTGATGATGATGCCTCCTATTGTCTCAATTTGAGTAGGATCGATCTTTCCTCTGGCCACCAGGATGCCTCCGACAAAGGTGACAACGTGCCTGATTAGGCCGAGTATCTGATCCTTGGTTCCAAACATGGCAGTTCTCCTTGTCCAGCCGACACGTTACCATGGCCGGGCGACCCCGGCCAGGCTACTTTGCTATCTTAAAAATTACAGCTAGTATAGCCACTGCGAGGCCAGCTAAAGCGACCACATAGGCCCAGGAGTCTGACCCTCCCTTTTTTATGCCTTCAATCGTCGTAAGGCGATCCTTGATATCGCTGATCTTATCATCAGTGGCACTGCCCATAGTGGTGATTAGAATGCCTATCTGGTCGATCTGCTTGATAAAGGCAGCTTCAGACTTAGCAATAGCCTGGGCGTTGGACTCGTTCTGCTTTCCAACGGCCTCCTTTTGCGCCTGAAGGGCCGCGTCGATGGCGACCTTATTATCCCTTGACGTCTGTTCAGTACGAATGTCACGTTCTTTGAACTGCGTGGCAATACTCTCAAATTTCTCGCTGTGCAGTTCCTGCAGACGACCTACGGCAGCTGTGATAGCTGAGTCTATGTGCTGAGGAGCTCTGTCCGACTGAGCCTGGATCAGGTTTATCGCCTTATCCATGCCATCTAGACGAGCTTCGATAAGTTCTCGGATTGCCAGAATTTCTCTGGTTAGCTGCTGGGTGGTGAGGACAGTAGGGTCAGGAACTGGCAACATTCCACTCTGAAGTGAACCTGTTGCAGCCTCTGTTTGCCTACGATCTCTAGTGCTACTAGAAGATGTCATTTCCCGCCATTCCAACCCTCTCAGCCCCAAGCAATTTTACCACGGTGGGGGAGGGGGGCAAGGCTACTGTCGTAGCATGGCGCCGAAGCCGCAGTTGGCTCCAGCAAATGTGCAAACAGTGCCGCCTGAGGATTTTCCTAGCATATTGATGTAGTTATATCCAGCGGTAAACTTATATCCTATATTCCCAGCTATAGGCATAGCGTAGGCAGCAGCAACCGGCTGGTTGAATAGATTAGGAGCAAGAGCAACAGCAGTTCCATTAACTCCAACAGCTGCTCCACAGATATTTCCTACGGTTGCATTGAGAGCGCAGCCATTATAGTAGCAGCTGCTCCATTCCTCTCCATGGGCGATAAACTCTACCTTGTCCCCAGATGTTAGCTCAACAAATGTAGCAGATGTTGTGGTAGGAGTTCCTGTTAAGGCGGTCCTCTGAACAGGTTTGTTTTGACGATTATAGTAGGAAGCACAGAACCGCTGGGTGTCACTGTCAACGAAGGTGCCAGGTGTCCCAGCTCCCATGTAGACCATTCCAAGATAGGTACGCGTTGCATCACCGCTCTTGACTAAGTGACCATATACACTAGCTGTGAACGCTGTAGTACTAAATTCTATCTGAACTGCAGTGCCATCCCAATAACAATAGACATAATAGAGCGTAGCAGCTGTAAGTCCCGAATTGCTCTTGAATGGGGTTGCACCGACAGAGTCTATAAGGTTATAATTTGCACCGTTGATAAATATACTACCGCTTGTTTGGAGAGCAATTGCCAAGACTGAAGAAGAGCTAACTTGCAGTCTACATCCAGTATCAACACTAACTCCAGTACCAAACGGCATCGTTTATATCCTTACATCCACAGTTCAGCCGACAGGCCGGTTTGCACATCGGCAACACCGCTATCGCCGAACATGGTAGCGTTTCCAGCCCCACCGTTCTGGTGGCTCTCAATTGCCTGGAAGAAGTGGAAGCCCTGCCTCTGGGTAGAATAGTCTCCGTAGATAGGTACTACGTTTGATCCATGGTTGTGGAAGCCTGCCCTGCCCATGATTGTAGTTGCGTTATCAAAGCCTACCCCTGTCGTAAGGTAGCCACCTCCAACGGACCCGGCATGAACCAAAGAGGCCCAGCACGAGTCTTCTGCCAGGCCCATCAGAAAGGATATGCGGTTGGAATTGCTTGCATTCATCGCCTGCTTTGTTGCGTTGGCTAGGAGCCAGCTGTCTGTACTATCCCGGCACAGAGCCATGAACATGCGACGATTGTAGGCGTTCCATAGGAACAGCTTGTTGTTCGTACCTCCAGCTGCTGCAGCAGGCTCCAGGGTAAATTCAGTCTGCCCATCTGCGCTAGCTCGGAAGGAGCCTATATAGGTGGCTCTCTTAGAAGCAATCGTCGATGTGTCACCTGCGCCTGTTCCAAACCGAGCAGTCATAGAGGCATTATTAAGCCAGATACCATTCTGTCTAACAATATCTCCACTGGCTACTCGGGCGATATCGCTAGTCCAAGCTGGACCAGTTACAAGCCTAGCCACTCCAGCGGTGAACTCAAGAAATAGGCAGAAGTTCTTATCTACTTGATGATAACCTGCATGGCCAGAGTTGCTGTCCAAGGCGAGGGACAGCTCGTTAGAGCCGACGTTCGTCCAAACCGCTCCATTCCAGGACGGCGCTAGATTTCCAAGATAGGGAGTATAGAAGATAGTAGTCTTAGCCAGCTGATCTGTTGTGTGAACAGGCGTGCCTGTTAGGAGACAGAGCCTTCCCTGTGGACCCAGAACGCCGCCGCCAGCTGCCGCTAGATCGGTCTCAAGCCCTGCACTATCCAGTTGGTATAGATGTTTATCGGACTTAGCATAGATAAGAACATGGCCAGCCGCTGGAGTTGATGGGGTCGATCCTTCAGTGAAGCCACCGTTGCCTGGAGCCGTTAGCAGCTCTGCATTGAGAGCATTAGCATTAGTAACATGATTGACGTGATCGGCATTATAGATGGATGCCGTCAGAACGGTTCCGACGGCTCTAGTCGTATGTGGAGTGATGGTTGCCACAGATCAGCCCATCCACTGTGCAGAGAGGAGCATACTTGGCTCAGTGCCTTGCCATGCTCCAGCTGCAACACCTCCCAAGTTAATTACACTCTCTATAGCCTGTATGTCGTTAATTCCTAGTAGAGGAGCCTGGAACAGTTCTGCCTTCAGGTCGCCAACTGGAACAAGGGCGCTTACAGTAAAGTTTGCAAGTCCAAATTGGCCTCTCTTTCCACTCATTACAGTGGTAGAATTTATCCCTATTCCATTGACGGCCCTAGCTTGCCCAGGATTTGCCTGCACACTTAGATCAATTGTCTGATTGAACTTCACATCCCACGGACTCTGAGCTAAGCCATCAAGGATAGTTAGCTTGTTTGCACTATTACCGTTAGAGGCTCTAGCTACGGTTGTATAGGTCCAGTTCGCAGTAGGATCTCCTGCCTTTAGGTAGATAGGTTGTCTATTATAGGCATTATAGACGTCCCATCTACGAGTTTGGCCATAGCTCCTATGGCATGTCACAGTACCTACTGCATCTATACGGATCGTGCCTATGTAGGTGGCCAGCTGGGCTCCAACCGCAAAGGTGCTGGCTCCATTTCTAGTGGTCATAGATACATTGTTGAGCAGCATTCCACTGGAGCTAACTAGCTCAGTTGTACCCGCTCCAACTCCACGAGCGCTAGTTCCAGCCCCTGAGTTAGACCATGCAGGGCCAGTTCCTATGTTGATTATTCCTGCTATATCCCACAGAAACACGTCGTAGAGGGTAGCCGCTGCATGATTAGGATTGTTCAGCGTCAGAACGAAAGGAGAGAAAACTCTCATAGTCACAACGCCATTCTGTATGATGGGAACTAGACTACCTATGAATGTCTCATATCTGACAGAAGTGGCTGCTATAGCATCAGCAAGGATAATAGGAAAGTTAGCGGTTGGAGTTAGATATCCCTGAGGCTGATACCTGTCTCCAATATTAGATGCAAACCTGACCCGCTCGATGCTATTTAGGAAGAGAGATACCTCAGTAACGTCGTTGGCTGCCCCTCCTTTGACCTTCCACTCAGCCTTTGCTCCCGCCCCTGATCCCTCCTCAAGAGACAGGACTGTTCTATCAACAGCGTCATTCTCCGTTCGACGCAATGTCAGTGGGGTAGCCCCGGCAAGTGCTATGGTCCCCGCAACAGAGCCACCCAGGGCCTGTTGGAGGCTGCTCTGAGGCGCTTCGTACCACTGAGTCTTACCGGTGATCCTGGCTATGCAGAACCGCAGCCTCTCCAGTTCGCCTGCCAGGTTGGAAGCCAATACCTCAGTACCAACCCCGCCGGGATCGGTCTTTGTCTGATACTGGCCAACGCTGTCTGCCAAAGCCCCCGTCATAGCGGGGTTTTGGTTAGTAATATGATTGATGTGGTCGCTGTTGTATATCGACGCGGTTAGGACCGTGCCGATGCCTCTTGTTGTATGACTGTATAGGCCGACTGACATCTCTTAGGGTCCATCTGTAAAGGCGAAGACGATTATAGCTACAATCATCACTGCGACTACTAGAATGATGATAACAGCTAATAGCGTCGACCTCACGGTATTCCTCCGCCATCGGTCCTGATAGCTACAACCCCCTTTGGAGACCTTCTCTTGCATACCTTGGTATGAGGCCCAGCATCTAGTTCCATATCGGCCAGATGAAGTTCAAACATCTGATCGAACGTAAGTCCTTCATGAAGGCAATCCCTACAGCCGTTGGTTACATGGGCAGAGCCATCCCAAAACTCTAGCTTCAGTTCGGCATAGTTGTGGAAGCGCCTGAACCTCAGGATCCTCTCTTCGATCCAGTTGCCATTCTCGAAGCGCTTACCCTTAACCTGTTCGGTCATGCCTCCAATAGCCGTTCCGCACACCTTGCAGAACAGTTCCTCCAGTTCACCCTGAGGACCAAATCGTACATAGTTGGGCCGCTTCACATAGGTATATTTCATTCTCTAATCCTCTCATCCATCACCGTGAAGCTTAGATGGAACTCCGCGATGCTTACGTCCTGATCCAAGCCGCCGTTGACGGCTGACAGCTTGATGCGTCTTCCACTTCCTGTCAGTCTCTTTCTATCAGACGCGACCACATCACTTCCCAGAGTGTCTGTATCCAGGATGAAGGCTCCCAACACGGCACCGCCTCCGCCCATGTTATACTGCAGGGTATCTGTCAAGATGTCGTCCCAGAAGACGTTGACTGTCAAGTCCCAGTCGCCCCTGGGTTCAGACGCCAACTCGAGAAACTGGCCTGCTTTCATCCTAGTTGCCAGCGCCTCGTCTAGGAAGGAAAGGTCGGTATTGGCCGTCTCGAAGTTGATCTGATACGCGGCACCTGCCTTGTTGCGTGATGTATCATCTAGACGCCACACAAACCCTGATGCGTCTCCTACTGTAGGCCTCGGTATGAAGTTAACATCGGGCTTCATCCACAGCGAGACACAGATATCTCTGCGAGACATGAAGAAGCGGGGAGCAGCTGCTCCTTGTTGAGTTGGAGGCTGCTCGAACCCAATGATAAGGCGCAAATTATTATCAGTAGCACCAGTCCTAGGAAGAGTAAACCAGGCTTGTTTCTTTGCCGCATACCATGCTCCTACCACACGGCGCATAACCGTTCTGTTTATTTCCGTCCTCACGAACGGTTCCAGGGTGGCGACCTTACTTAGATCGCTGGTATTGACGTCTCCGAATTCCTGGGTTGCGCTTAGTAGGTGGACGTTGCCTACATGGTCCATATAGAGCACATCTTGCTCAATCTGAATTATGGTATGCTGGTTTAGGGTGCCAACTGCTCTGGTCATCCTAGCCACAACCCAGTTGGCTGGGGTTAGGTCAGACGTGTTGATTATGTAGATACCGAAGGGGTACTTGAATAGGATCAGAGCGCCTCTGAAGGACAGACCACCTACCAGCCGTTCTCCCTCTCCTGGATAGATCGCTATGGTTCCACTGCCAGCCCCGGTGAAGTTTCCGTGATCGGTTATAGTGCTGTAATAGATGCGATGGGGGTCGCTGGCATTCCCTCCGGCAAACACACGGGCACCGTGCTGGACGCCAAAGGTTGGGAAGGCGCCGGCTGTCCAGTCGGCTGGGGGAGCGCCAATCGCAGCCATTGTGCCTGCAGCGGCCAGGGCCACCTGGACCTGATTAGGCCCACTGAACATGAACAGCTTACGAACGCCTCCGACAGCCTCACCGCCTGCTGCCATGAAGTAGGGAGGTGGCTCTCTTACGTTGGTCAGGCCTGAGACCATTGTAGTACCAAAGGTCCCAGCACCTGTATCCTGAAGAACGGTGCCGTTACTTAGGAAGATGACATCATGCCTGACTCCGGAGACGGGGTCCCAGTTGATGCCACTTACTATGGTAGAACCAGCCCCCAACGCGGCAGCATTGATCTTCTGAGCACCACCCTCCTTGCGGATGATGCCTCCGTCTAGTTCAGCGCCGTCGACTAGGGTAAGGTGGCCTGGCCCGGCCTGGGAGGGGTTTCTAGTGCCCGTAAAGCCCTGGCTCCCAACAGGGAGCTTTGCTGTTACACCCCTGTAGGCCATAGATCATCCTATGATAAGACCCGACTCAGTACGGAGCGGACCTTTTCCTTGATTGTTCGGACGCGGCGAGATGTGGCCAGCCATATAGTCCATCTTGACATTCCTGCGCCGGTTCTCTTTGAGCATCGCAGCCAAGCCCGTCCTTGCACCCAGAGCCGCCGCGTTGCTTCGGTCATCATTCTTATCCAGAAGGACATAGACCAGGGCCATGTCTGAGAGGACGTGCATCCACTGTGTCGGGACGAGTGGAATGGAACCGACGCTATCCGTTAGGTCAGTGACAAAGGGCCTAAAGCGGTACTCGACACGCATCTGCTTGCCGTCGGTCTTGCCTCCATGGGAGAACCTGACTGTTCTCTCATCCTCGAGAGCGAATGCTTGAGGGATGCCAGGCCTCAACCTGACCAACGGAAACAGCTCGTCCATCCGCTCAGGGGGAACGCCATAGATACGATCGGGCATCTGAAAGGCGACGATAGGGCTCATCAGAACCTGGACAGACGCTGACAGGGCATATTCGATCTTCATGCTGTCAAACGCAGCCAGAGCGTTGGTCTCGCCTGTATAGTTGCCATCCAAAGTTGCCGGGGCGGCCCCTGCAGTGTGGGCAGCTATCACGAAGACGTCAGGAGGAGCCGTCCCGGACTTGATACGCAGGCGCCTTCCTGCCTGCGAAGCAGCTGGGGCTGGGGTGAAGGTGATTGATGAGGAGCCTTGAACTACTGCAATAGTGCCAGTGGCATAGACGGGCTCAAGGAGGAGCGTCGCATCCTGACGCATCCACCACCAATCTTCGACGTACTCAGGAAGGAATTCAGAGGCGCCAGTGGATAGGGTACGGTAAACCCTATTGATATAATCCATAGCCTTACCGTTCCAGCCCGACCCGCTTAGGGGTTCAGAGGCTCGGAACAGGACATCTTCCTTAAGTTCTCGGGCATTGGATAGGGGCATTATACCGCTACGAGGGTGACTTTCAGGGCTGTTGCTCCATCTCCTGCACTGATGCGAGGCCTGATGAAGCGGGTATTCTGTGCTATGTCGTGGATGACGGCGGCTGTTAGGGTGCCTAAGGCCGTTCCCTGACTATTCATCAGGGTGGCCCAGGTAGTTCCGTCGTTGGAGCCTTCCATGATAGCGTTACCGCCTACGCCAAAGGTGCCACTGACCTGTACTGAGCGAGTGGCAGCTTCAACAGGAATAGATGCAGGAAGGCCTGACTCGCCATTGGCCAGAGATGCCCACTCAGCTACCCACACCCCCTGCTGAGGTTGGGTTGTGACTACGCCTAGGGCCATTTACTTCTCCAGGCCACACTCCCGCTTGCAGGCAGGAGTCATCTTGGCAACTTCATCTTCTACCCAATCCGGAAGGTCGGCCTGCTTGATATGCTGACCTCCTTCGGTGTAGAAGTAGCCGCCTTGGATGAAGAGAGGGCCTTCTGCTCCCTCTCCTCGAATGCGTACATAGGGGGTATAGCGGGCAATCTTGCCTTCGCCATCCCCCTTCTTGGGAACGTGAGTTCTGAGGGAGAATGCCATTAGGCGGCAATCATCTTGGCGTTGTTACCAGGGCTATCCCAGCTGTATTCGCCGAAGAAGCCGCATGAGGCGTTGCCAGCGGTGCCGCCGCCGTCCGTCTGGACAACAACCTCGCCGCCCGGCAGGCACTTAGTTGGCTCCACCGCCACCTTCTCGTAGTACATATTGCCGGCAGCTGCGTTGATGGGAATGGTTAGGGTTCCCAACGTGACCTCGCCTGCAGCACTGCCCGCTATTGGCCTGTACTTGAAGGTCAGGATCGAAGGGGCCACCGTGTTGACTGTAGTGATAGTGGCCCAGATTGCCCTGACCAGGATCGGCTGATAGCCCACTGTGTAGCGGGCGCCGGCGATTGGGTCTGCTGCTGTGGCAATATCTCCTGCCACAACCAGCTGAGCGTCGATTTTCTGGTGATCGTACATCGGGGACTCCTTAGGTGCTGGCGACGTGGACGATCCTGGCCTCGCCAGGGTTGCCCGTATCCCAGATGATATCGAACTCCAGAATGCCGTACCAGGCCACTGCCTTGGAACGGCCAAAGTCGCCAGGGATGGCCGCCCGAAGTTCGGGCGTCATGGCCTCGGCCAGAGCAATGCCATCCTCGCCAAAGATCACGCCTTCTCCAAGAACAGAGCCGGTGCCGATCTTGCCCAGCGCCTTGGCATGATTGGTCTCGATGAACCTAATCCCTTCGATCCGGCCGACTTCGCCGTTGTACTTGGCTTGGGCATCCTGGTACTTGTGCCACTCCTCCCATTTGGCATCCCGCTTGATGCCGCGGAGGCCGAGGGTCCGGAAGAGGCCTAGATAGTCGTCGCCTTCCAGGGGAGGAACCTGCAGGGTATCGAACATATAGTCCCTGATTTCCTCGACGTGGAAGAGGTTCATGTTGGCCGTTGCTGCCGCACCCGGCGTGCCGTTGGTAGTAATGTTGTTAGTAGCTGCGCCGGTGGGAACGTACTTGACGCTTGCCTTCTTGAAGGCCACAGCAGCCTTCGTATCTAGGACCAGCCGCATCTGGTCACGCAGCTTCCGCTGGATAGGATTTTCAGTGTCGAAGTGGGAGAGATCTTGGGACAGGCTGGTAAAGGGAACCGCTCGGCCGATCTCCTTGACAGTGATGACCTTGGTCGAGAGGTTGAACTCGTCCTCAGGAATACGGGTTGTCTCCTCAAGGTCGGCAGAGACCGGCTCCGTGATGTTCTGGACCCTTGTCAGGGTAACGGACTCGCCGTTGTTCCTGCCATAGCCGTCGACCGTTCTTACGTGGTCGACAAAGACGCTGTTCTCCACAGCAGCCTCGTACAGCTTCTGAGCGAGGGTGTGATTTTTGTAGGTGCCTGTCGGGGCATCGAAGGTCCAGGTAAACTGTGGCATTTAGGTCTCCCATCAAGCAGCAGAGGCACGCTTGCGCCTTCTGGCTCTGATGACGTCACCAAGGCTAGTTACCTCTGCGCCAATAGCAGGGGCTCGTCGTTCAGACGGAGGACTAGACCCTTCCGCCACGGCCTTCTTGCCTTTCGGCCTCGTACCGCCCGAGTATCGTATAATTCGCTCCCGCGTCAAGTCGGCCAACTTTTTCATAGCGTCGTCAACGGGGATATTGGCCAGGCTGGGCAGATTGCTGTTCAAGGTCAGTTCGACGAGGTCCTTGTCGTCCTTCAGGTCCTTGTGTTTCTCGTAGAAGCCTGACCAGAATTTCTGGGTTCCCTGATCTCGTTCGTATTGGCCTTTAAGCCTGCCTTCGGCCTCAGCGACGGCTTCGCTCTTGATGAGAGCGACCGCTGCCTCTGGATCAGTGAATATTAGGTTCTTGTAGTCGGTCTTGGGCTTATCTTCCTTTGGCTCCTTCGGCGTCACTGGAGGAATAGTCCGCCGCAGCTCAGCGATCTCTTTCGCGTGATTGGCCTTTATCTCATCCATCTGACGTCGCAGGTCTGCGACTGGATCATCCTGAGGAGGGTCTTCTGGATCATCAGGATCCTCAGGATCGTCCTGTATCGTGCCGTCCACTGGTGGATCGTTAGGAAACTCATCACCCTGCTCAGGAAAGCCGCCCTGATCAGAAGCTTTAGGTCTACGAGCCATCTCCCATCTCCTTCTGTGCTGCTACATCACCCCGACGCTGCTTTGACTCCAAATCGGCTATAAGATTGAGCATAGCCGTTATCTCGGCAACCTTGCCTAGCAGGCTGTCATGATTATACTGTCCACCACGATACATAGCTGCCAGCTGCTGAACATAGTTGGTTATTCTGGTATTGATTAGGGGAACGACAATAGAGGCTACGATGGAAGCTTCTCGGCCATCTTCCATAGTGTCCATTCGCTCCAGTCGCATGTCCTGTTCCCGTTTGCTAACCATATTGCTGGTCCCCGCTAACCTTTATGCCATTGGGAACCCAGAGCCTCGACCTCCCCTTACGAAGGGCCTCCAACTCATGGTTGCGTTCCAGCAGCAGGGCATTGACCTCTAATAGGGTCCAGAAGGCCTTCTCGAGGAAGGCCTGCCTGCTGGCCAGGTTGTCCCTGGGTATCCTATTACGGTTGTTGTAGAACCATACAGTAAGATCGGCCATGCGCTGCTCTAGCACCCGGTTTCCCGAGGCCTGAGCGTTGTGCATCAGCTCCTGTATAAGGGTCTCTTCAGAGCGACCATTCCTCACGAGGACCCACCATATCTATTACGGCTCTGATGACAGGCAGAGGGAGATTGTTCCTCCGTCAGCAGGCCAGCCGGGCCTTTGATCTTGTTCTTGGCATTCTTGCCAGTGTCCTTACCATCGGTAGTGTTCTTGGGAGAGCCCATCTTGCCGATGATCCGGCCTTTGTGATTGACCATTCTGTTTTCAGATGCTGACATACCGCCTCCTGGATCACTTTCCGCTATTAGGGTTCGCATGTTATCTCTGTTAGCAAAGCCTGGTGACTTGGCCATTAGTAGTAATCCCTTCGCTTGGTTCTCTTCTTGGGCTTCTTCTTAGGTTTCTTTTTCTTAGCCGCAGCAGGGGGCCTATCGACCTTCTTCTTGTCTGCGCCATATCCTCCCCAGGTATTACCTTCAGTGTAGTCTCCCCACTGTCTTGCTCTTTTTGGCGCTGCCTTATAGGTATCTTTGTGATATTCATAGCTGGCGGTAAAGATAGTATCAGCGTACTCAGCTGAATGCTTCTGCATATGGTCAGCCAGCCTGTGAAGCCAGGCTACGACACCACGGATACCCTTAGCAGACATGCCAGGGATATTGTAGACTTCTAGATGAGCGGTACTAGGCATTGGGAGGTAATCCTGATTTGGGGTTGGTAAGCTGATTTACCTCAGCCGGGACCTGTGATCCGCCACCAAGCGGTGGTCCCCCCTTCGCTTCAGCACCAGGAGCCGACTGGCCTGCCTGGTTGGGCTGAAGCATCTGAGCTGCCGCCTGAGTACGTTGCATCTCCTCAGCGGCCTGTTTTAGCTCTTCTTGGCTCTTCTGTAGATCTTCCGGGTTTAGGTTGAGACGGTTCATTATGAATATAAGGGCTCTTTCAGGAGAGAACTTCTGCATGAAGGCCTGGAAGAGCATTGGGTTCATCTGGACAGCTTGCATCATAGACATCATCTTCTGGAAGTCCAGGGCTTTGGCCATTGTGCCGGAGAGGCCGAAGACCTTGAACTTCGACTTGCCCGCGAACATTGAAAAGCGTTCCTCGGGACTTGCCCTCATTAACAGCAGGGCCACGGAGCGGTCAACCGCGCTTTGCATGGCGTCCTGGGGCAGATCGTCTGCGTTCTGGAGGATAGTCAGCCAGGCCTTATACAGCAGGACCTGGATAAAGCTATTTTCGATGTCAGCAGCTAGTCCATCGAGAGTGACTGCCTGGGACTGAGAGGCCTCGACCACCTCGGTAGCACGGACCTGTTTTGGAGGGAGGGAGCCTAGTTTCAGCTCGTTGGTCAAGGCAGCCTGGGTGAACTCTCGGTCCAACGCAGAGAAGATAGCCATAGCATCTTGCGGT